CGAACAATAGACACGGCAGTATCAAAGCCATACATATCATCGATGGAATCAAGAAGGCTCATCGCTTGAAGATAAGGTACTGCCCCAAAATGAGGGTTTGTCCAGTCATTGCGAATGTCGCGTGCAACAGCGTGCAGAGGTCGGTTTTGAATTTTTGTCTTTGCCATAATTCTTTTCTCCTTTTTAGTTTAATTGTTTAACTTGATGCAAATATACGGAAAAAATCCGAGACCACCAAAAAAATTCCAGATTTTTAACATATTTTAGTTATTTCTTTTTGTTTAGCATCATTCTGTAATATTTCAATTTATATTTCAATGCAATCATGTCTTTTTGTAAAGATGATAACATATAATGCGCATCCCTACATTCAGCACAAGCAGTTCTATATTCAATTTCATCGCCAATTCCAAATAAACTTGGTCTTTCCATGTTTGCGGTATGTTTTGCTGTTTTTAAGCAAATAAGATAGTATTGAAACAAACCTTTTTTATAGTTGTATCGTTTCAAAACATTTTTATATTCTTCTTTTATTTTTTCTCTGTTCATTTCTTTATCCCCTATATTTGTTTGATGGTGCAAATATACGGAAAGTTTTTCACACCACCAAATTCTTTAACCCATTTTAACACAAAATGGTGGTTAGCCCCTTCCCCATAGACTAACCACCCTTCAATTTAAAAAGGTTTTCTTCCTTGATTGGTTTGTTCAGTCTACACAAACCAATTACCTCTATTCCTCACATTCATATCCCAATTCACCACTAATAAGTGGGAATATGGTTGGGAAAAAGTATTTTAACACATCGCCGTTACACTCAAATGATTGATACACCGACGGAAACTTCATAATGTCCTCAAAGATGTCTCCCCAAAAACAAATGATAGTACCCTTGATGTCAATTTTAGGGATATATACCCCTTCAATATATTGGAAAAAGCGCACGTTGTTGATGTTGTCAAGAACGAACTCCCCTAATTTGCCAAAATCATCCTTAGCGTAATTGATTAAAGCGGACAATTCTCTTGGACAAGCCATGTCATAGATGTGGCTGTCTTCACCCACTTTCATTGATGATTCGACAAACTTGTTCCACAAACACACAAGCCACACATCATCCAACTTGTTCAATGTCTCGATAAGTGTGTTTCTCTCCAAACCTTTGTAATAGGCATCGATTTTTCGACCCAAAAGATAGGCATCCACATTATAGTCGTGGCTCTCCCCCCATTGTGCCAATTCTTCAAGCGTAGGGCATTGTTCACCTTTCTTGCACGTTGCCCATACCTTTTCCGCAAACTCCATCAACGGACTCTTGAACACACCTTTATTGTTGGTGTAGTCGTGCATAAAGTTTGCAACGTTCATCCCAAATCCTTGATTGATGTATTCGCTAATCTTTTCATCACTCGGTATGCTTACTCCGTTCCTTTTGCAAGCATTGATAATCTGCAAGCGAAAACCAACTACCTTTTTGGCATTTTCTACTAATGTTGTCATTTTAACTCTCCTTTTTCTTTTAAATGTTTTGATGTTGCAAATATACGGAAATTATTTGAAACCACCAAATTTATTAACCAATTTTAAGAAAAAAGTTTCGTGCGTTTAACAATCGTCAAACACACGAAACCAACAAAAAAACTAAAAGATTATGAAAAGTATTAAATAAGTGCGTCTAATCATACTTCAAAAACCAAATGCAAAAAAGTAATAATTTTCTTGTATTTCTGCCAAAATGTTTTCGTCTTCAACCTCATTAAGGGCGTAGTCCATTTCGTTCCTCAATGCCTCTATGATGCTCCCATAAGAGGTGCAATCGATTTTCATAATGGTGAAGTCTTCGGTATAACCTTCATCTCCCACCCATTCCTCTAAATCTTTTTGTGTAAGGTGCTCAACTACCTCTTTGCGGTACGCATCCCTATCTATTAAATAAATAACTTTATCCATAACTTTTTTCTTTTCTATCGTTGCAAATATACGGAAATTATCTGAAATAACCAAGAAATTTAACAATTTTTTACCAATCGTTGATAAACTTAACATTAACTTCGGTGTCTTCAATATCCTTTTGCGTGTTGATGTATTCCTCAACAACCTTTGCAATCTTTTCGGCTAATTTCTCTGGGTTTTTGATTGCCTTACGCTTTGTGTGCGTATAAATTTCAAACTTCTCATTGAATTTACAAGTCTCTGCGGCGTGTTGTTCAAAACCTTCATAATCCCCCTCTACAAGATAACTACGTGCACTATGGAAATTGGCATCTGTTAGTCTGTCTTCAAGCAATACTTTCATACGCTTGTCTGCCTTGCTATGCTGTTGCATAAGTTTCATAAGCATATTATAGTTAAACCCCCACTGATTTTCTCTGTTAGGTTTATACACATACTTTTCGCGTTCTGCTTCCGTGAAATAAAGAGAATCATCTTTAAGAAACTTGTCGATACATTCTTTGCATTTTGCCACGTTGTCAGACCAACAAGAATAGGCTTGCGAAGGTCTGTTACTCTCTCCCTCTCTGCAAAAATCATAATGGGTTTCAATTCTTTCAATCCATTTTGAATCATACCCAGAATCCCACAAACTTTTGTGATAATGTGTAGTCTTGACCTTTACAATGTCGAACCCATTATAGGTTTCAACCCTTCTTCTGCTTGTTGTCTTACCACTTCTTACTCCCATAATCCTTTTCATACTGCTTTTTAGTTTAATTGTTTTGATAGTGCAAATATACGGAAATTATTTTGAATAGCCAAATTCTTTAACCCATTTTAACAAAAAAAGTTTCGTGTGCTCGACACATATCAAACACACGAAACAATCTTTATCGCACGGAAAAAATATTGTAAAGTTGCTTTCCGTCTTCCGTCTTTCGTGAGGGAATAGCCATTACCCTCCTATTCCTAATCACATTCTCCAAACGTTTGTTTCTTCCCATAGTTCTTTTTATTTATTTTGAATGAATTTCGTTTATAAGGGGAAAGAGGGTTATATTGTCCCCCATTTCCCTTTGTTGTGTGGTGTTTAGGCTACTCCAACCATTACAGGTACCTCAACCACCTTTGCCACTCCGAGACCTTCGGCAACCTCCTTGAAGTCCGTTACCTTTTCGCTCTGCGGATACTTCTCCAATGCCGCCTTGAAGTCCTTAGTCTTCTTTGAAAAGGTGTCATAGAAGCGGCAGATGGCATGGGAAACATCCGTGTTGCGGAACAATTTGGGATTGCCGTTGTGCTTTGCGAAAAGTTTGAGCCAACTCATAATGGTTTTAGCCTTCTTTTCGTCAATAGTTGTGTAGCCATTGAGGAACACGGGAATGCGGTGCGCGTTCTTACCTACGGCGAAATAGACCAAATAGGTGATGGGGTAATTTCCGTTATCGTTGGAAATTTCTGCAAGCTTTTTGCACACCTCAATGTGAGTCATTCGCCTCTCCTTGTTCTGCGGTGTCGTGAAACCCTTTGGCATACCGACTGCCTTACCACTCTCTGCGATTGCGCGTACTCGCGCATCCAATGTCATTTTCTTCATACTTCTTTTTTTTTTATCGTTAAAAATGTTTGATGTTGCAAATATATGGAATTTATTTTGAATAGCCAAATTACTTAACCTATTTTAACCTTTAATCGTCTTCCCACTTGATAGCATCGAACACACAATCAACCTCTTCGCCAAGCATATAAGCATTGTGCCACCAATCACATTCGCGATAGTCTTCCATGCAAACATGAATTTCCACCCCGTCACATTCCTTGTTGTAGCGCACCTTGTCGATGTCCATGAACACAACTCCATCGCCATTGTCATTGAAGGTTGTCACTCGTACTGCTTCGACATCATTATCCGCATACTCATCACCATAAACACCATGCTCCTTTCCGCTCTCTTTCAGCGTTTCCTTAACTGCATCGTGATAAGCGAGAGTTGCCCTTCCAATATTTGCGCTCAACACTTTAAGTTCCTTTGCTGTTGCCATAACTATTTTCTCCTTTTAGTTTAATTATTATTGTTTTGATAGTGCAAATATACGGAAAAGGGTCGGGATAACCAAATCCCTTAACCCTTTTTAACCAATTATATCACCACACAACATCATTTTCCTTTTCCAAGTCAATTACAAAAGGTGTGTTTGGCTTCATAAATACCCTTTTGCCGTTAATTGTCTTATAATCGTTGGCTGTTTTATGGTAATGTAAACCTACTATCGTTTGCCTTTTGTCTAAATAGCGCATATCAAATTCGTTACCACTTATGACTTCCCACCCATTAAACTTTTTAGGCAATTTTTCCCCATAGAACACTACCGCAACCCTACCACCATTCTGTAAAAATTCTTTACATTCGTTAAGGTTAAAGCCGTCATAACTGAAAGTAAGGTCATAGTTGGGGTATTTGTCTAAAAGGTGTATTCTATTATAGACTTTCGTGTAATCATAGAATTGTACGTTACTAAACAATTCCAACAAATTTTTGCCACTCTCTGGGTCTTTAAATAAAATGGGCGACAAATCGCTTGTGCCGTTAATGCGAATTGAGAAATCAAACCCATTCTTTTCGGCATAACGTTGTTTGCGCTTAATTTCGTGTATCATAAGGCGCATAAAGGTATCTCTATCCTCATAAAACAAGCGAGTTTTTCTAATGCGTGCTTTGTTGATTGTGCTTCCCTCGATGGTGTGCTTCAAAGTGTCGGAAATGTTGTGTCCGCTTCCATTGAGGCAAAACTCGTTGCAGTGCTGACCTTTTGGGCACACTTGATAGCCACTCATATTCCACGGGGCAAGATACAAACAATAGGTCATTGTACCATTTTCCTTTGACAAGCGCATCTTAACGCTTTGGGCAACATTACCCAAATAAGAAATACCAACCTCTTTCAAAGTTTTTGCATACGACCAATTTTTTTTCTCCATAATTCTTTTCTCCTTTTAGTTTAATTGTTTTGATGGTGCAAATGTACGGAAAAACCCTGATACTACCAAATTCCTTAACCAATTTTAACAAAATAAAGTAATCCACCTACTTTCACAAGTAAGTGGATTACTCGCAAGACCCATTGATATGGTGTGGTTTTAAGCAAATCAATAGGACTTGAAATAAGGCTTTGCGCAGTGCGTGTCTCTCACAAGCCACCCACCTTTTTCTTCGTCAAAGATATAGGCATACTCGTGGTCGATTTTCTCATAGACACCTTTTTTCGTGTTCGCTTGCTTAGGTGCAAGTGATGTCCAATTGCCCCACTCAATTTTTCTGTTTGCATAATGCCTAATAGCGCCATCCTCTCTGATGAAGGAAACATCCCCACCAAGAATCAGATTCATCGCTTTTTCATAGGTGTTGAAGTGCTTTTTAAGCATTTCTCCATTGTAACTAATGTAACCATCACTGTGGCAGTACACACCAATGTAAGACTCTCGAAGGACAACAGCCTTGCAACAGCTGTATTTCGCCTCACCCTTTGACAAATCATCCCAACCAATTTCGTCAGTGATTTTCTTGTCAAAACGAAAAGCCAAACCAATGTCTTCCTTGCGGACTTTCAACATAATACAACTTCTTGTAGCCATAACTCTTTTAGTTTAAAATGTTAATGATGGTGCAAATATACGGAAATTATTTTGAATAGCCAAATTCTTTAACCCATTTTAACACAAAAATGGTGCAACCTCGTTTCACAACGAAGTCACACCGAAACTTATTTTTACCTTCAAATAGTATAATAATAAAAAGAAAACTCAATATTTAATTGCTTGACAATATTCTATGGTTATTTTCGCCATTAAACGAAAAATCACGCATATCTGTCTCCTCTGCTATTAACCTTCCCTTGTCAAAGGCTTCCAATTCGTTTTCCGCTTCAACTTCGACATTGAGGGATACATTGTAGTTCATTTCTATTTCAAATCGTCTCATATTTTTTTTAGTTTTTAGGTTTAACTTCCACACCATCTTTATGAAGTGTGTTGAATGTCATTAGAACGTGCAATACTTCTATTTCCCATTTCTTTTCTACGCCAACGTATTCCATTACAGCATCAGCCAAATCATCACTACCTTTTATGGCAGATAGTGTGGGATAAGTCATATCATAACGTGAGCCATTGAGAAAGCCAACTGCGTGCCCATCATAAATGTCAAATGGTATGGGGTTTTTAAACCCCTCAATGTTCAGTTTCTCCGAACATACCATCTTGCCATAGAATTTCTCGAAGGCTTTTAGTTCATTTTCACTTAACTTTGTCATATTACAATTTTTTATTAAAAAACAATGCAAAGATATATAAAAAAAATGAGACTACAAAATTATTTGTACCCTCATTTATCTTAATAAATCTTAAAATTTAAGCCTTGTTGAACAAATCAGTTACATCATATCGCTTTCCCAATGCCCATCAATCTCATTGAAATCCTTGTAGTCTGCAATGTCTTTTACCACTCCGATGCGGTCAAATGCCCACGAGCCAATACGACTATCCAATTCATACCCATCAAGCATATAATCACCGCAACCACGACCATTGCCATCACAAGTAAGCAAAGGAAGGGGATGTACTGCCCATTCATTTTCCTTGTACTTTGGCACTTTAACATATTGCTTTTTCGTTAGGTTTACAAGATAGACTTTGTCTCCCCATTCTTGATAGTTGGCTTTTTTAACCGATGAAAACAACTCATTATACGCTTTTGTGCGGTTCGTATTCGTTTCTCCCTCGTCATAGATGAAATCACCACCTTCATCGTAGATGTTACGCTCGCCAAGATTTGTTTTGATGTTGTCTGCATAGTCGCCACACCACACAAATGGCAAACCAAAATATTTGTCAAGCGACAATAGATAGGACACAGCAGCCACAAAGTAATTGCCAACGTAGGAATGTTCCATCAACTTCGCCCCATTATCAAAATCATAGCATTTCAATGATGCGGCAACGCCATTTTTCGCTGTTTTCCAATTCTTTTTAAGAATGGTAGGTTGATAATACTGCCCCATAATTCTTTTCTCCTTTTTTTAGTTTAATTGTTTTGATGGTGCAAATATACGGAAAAAAGTTGGAATGGCCAAATGTTTTCTGTTAAAACAAATGTTAATGAAACAAAATATTTTTTCAGAAAACATTACTTGCAAAAATTGAACACGCTTCTTTTAAACATACATCATAATCGCCCCACAATGACCAATCAAGCCAACCATCAGCAAAATGGTCATTATATTCTTCATCATAGATAATTTTATATGTGCCTTCTTCTTCGCCCTCTCCACAATTGATACAGAAAATGTAATTACAAAGTATATTGCCAATATTCTCAACAAAACCAATCCCCAAATGAACGCGATGGTCGCATAATGTTTCCTTGATGCGGTCATTAAGGAAATCTCTCATTTCTTCATTATCGCAATCAAACAATGATGTGTATTCCTCGTATTTGGCGGTAAGAATTGAAATCATCCACTTTATAACCTCACTTCTGTTCTTTGTTTCCAATAACACTTTCATAATAACGTTACTTTTGTTTGTTAGTAAACTATGATGTAAATATACGGAAAACATTTCATTCTGCCAAATTCTTTAACCCATTTTAACAAAAAAAAGATATGACCTTGAATAATAGTATTATCCAAAGCCATATCCATTATCGTTTACCAAATCACCTCATTTTCTCCTTTAAAGTGCTTGAAAAACCATGTAACTCTTTCTTTTGTCTCGCTCTTCATGAAAGGACTTCATCGCTTCAAGAATGTACTCCTTAGTGAAACCATCATCGTAAAGTTTCCTCAACGCTTCTTCCACATCATCAAGACAAACACGCGTATGGTCGAGCAATTCGCCCTTGACAACTTTCTCCATGCACTTCATGGCTTGCTCATACTCGACAAGTTGCACGTCAAAACGAGAATAGTCCCCATCTTCGCAATAAATACAGGGTGTGCAACCTAACGCATCAAGCAAATTCGCAAACTCGTTGAACGCCCAATTAAAACGCTCGTTCTCTCCGTATTCTTCCACTTTGGAAACAACTCTCAAACTCTTTCCCATAACTCTTTTCTCCTTTTAGTTTAAATAGTTAATAATTGAATTTACATTGCAAATGTACGGAAAAACCCTGATACTACCAAATTCCTTAACCAATTTTAACCATTTTACTCATTTGGACGCTTCTAAAAGTTCACGAGCCTCTTTAATCCTTTCCGCAATGCCACGCACTTCATCGTCGTCCTCGACATAAACATCTGCCAAGTCGCAATACCAATCCAAAACCAAATCCAATGAATTGGTTACCTTTTCAAGCATTTCAAGAGCCTCGCTCAAATTTACCTTCTTTTTAATTGCTGTATTCTTATCCATAATCTTTTATTTTTAATTGTGATGCAAATATACGGAAAAAATCTGAATTGACCAAATGAAAAGGGAGAAAAAATCTCCCTTTAACACTTTTTAATAATTGAGAATTTTCCTTATGGCTGCAAGTTCTTCTTCATTAACCACATCGTATTCCACCCCATTTATTTCAATGGAGCATCGAACAATGACCTCTTGCACCACCTCGTCCTCTTTTTCTTCTTCGTCAGCGAATACAGCCACTTGAATTGCGTTGTCGTGTTCACATTCTTCTTTGGTAACATAACCAAAATAATCTTCGTTTTTCATTTGATTGTCAAAACCATTCTTATCATAGGTGAAGAACAGCGAAACGTCATCTTTCAAGGGATAGGCTTGTGCTGACGTACCATTCCAAATGTAACGTACAAGAGGACTATATCTCATTGTTCCAACGTTGGAATAGATTTCTCCCAACTTATCCATGTTAAGATACTTGCGAGAGAGTTGGTACGGCTTGTTGTCCTTAAAATCCTCAATGGTATCATAGACGTTGAAAGCAAACCTATAACCATACATGTCCGCTTTCACGGCACGCTCCCCAACCCCCGCGATGTCAAGAATCAAAACATGTCTGAAAGATTCTTCGTTATAAGATAACCTATAATTGAAAAAAGGAAATTTCATGCCCTTCTTAATCTTGAATTGGCGAAGTTGTCCCTCATATACAAGATACATGGTTTTCCCAAACTCGCGTGCATCCATAATGTTTTCACACGCATCTCGTACTTCCAATGCTCGCTCCACAGTGCGTTGTGGGTCTAACAACAAGGATTCAACAACACTCATTGGGATGATGTCCTTAATGTTCATTTCTTGTCTCATAATCTTTTTTTTTTAGATAGTTAATAATGTTATTTCCAAAACTCGATGCAAATATACGGAAAAACCCTGATACTACCAAATTCCTTAACCAATTTTAATGCAATTAAAAATCTTATCAAATAATTCTTCTTGTGTCATAACTCTTTTCTCTTTTTCAAACCTTTTTATAAAAAAAACAACCGAAAAGGAATACAAAAACAAATAGGGTTGCACCTAATTTAACGCTAAAAGAGAACACATACACAAAAACCGCAATTAGCCACAAGCAAGCAAAGCAAACACCTATAACATCGCCACCATCCCAATTCTTTATGCTGCGCTTTATGCTGCGTACAGCATTGATAATCTTACGTTGATAAACTCTCATAATGTTTTAGTTTAATTGTTAATGATGGCGCAAATATACGGAATAATAACCATATAACCAAACTTCTTAACCTATTTTAACACAAAAAATAAAAATGTTAAAAAGTATTAACTTTCTTTGCCATTACAAACAATTTCCATATATTTGCAAATGTGAAACAATCACAAAGACCACAATAAACAAAGAAAATTAAATTAAAAGGAAGTTGAGCAGTATAAGTTAAATCCCTCTGCTTTTGTTTGGCTGTGGTTTCATATAGTGGTGTATCCCCTCTGCCTTATACGCTGTTGAAAGGGTAATTGGTCACATGAGGGTTCAAACCCCTCCGCCACTACAAATACAAATGGACTTGTAGCTCAGTCGGTTAGAGCAACAGACTCATAATCTGGAGGTCATAGGTTCAAGCCCTATCTGGTCCACATTTCTTAATGAAACATACTTGTAACGTGTTGGTGACGATGGTTTATGACTTTATTTATGGGGTTTAGAGATAGAAATACTCTAATATAGCCTCTATCCGAGACGACCTTTAAAGGACGACGTCAAGATATTGCCGAACGCGCAAAACCCCCAATGGTAAAGTCACAAGCGTAAAACACAACACAAGGCATCCTCTTAACGCCGCACACAAAACAAGTGGCATAAGAGAGGTGCCAAATCGGTTCAATGGTGGAATTGGCAGACACGCAACACTTAGGATGTTGTGTCCGAGAGGACGTGCGAGTTCGAGTCTCGCTTGAATCACATAAGTGCCGTTGTACTTATTTAAGTCTATACGACATAAGAATAACATGGATTTAGAGAAAATAAAAGAAAAACTTCTAAAAGAAAAAGAAAAACGACTGGAAGACAGAATAGAAAGGTGGAATAATTTAAAGCCATTCAAAACTGTTGATGATATACCAGAGATACCACTTTTAAATGATAATGCTCTCTATGAAAACCTCATAGTCAAAAACCTAATAAGGTGTGGAGCAATACCAAAAGATAAACTAAAAGTTGGGGCGGTATATGAAGGGACTTGCAGAAACACAGATAAAGCCACTTGGAACGGAGAACACTTTGTCTATAAGAGATATAAGTTTGGACAATGGCAAGACGATAAAATCAATCATTTCCAAGATGACAACGGATATGATTTGTTTGTCCCTCTAAAAAGATGTTAATATATTTGGCTAAACCAAATAATTTACGTATATTTGCATCAAACAAAAATGGTTCAGTAGCTCAGTTGGATAGAGCAACAGTTTCCTAAACTGTGGGTCGTAGGTTCGAATCCTATCTGAATCACAAACTCAATATGGCAGCACATACAAGAAACTACAAAGGTTTCATTATATGTGTAGTTACTAACGGAAATAATATGTTACTCCGTTGGCAACAATATTGCATGTTGTACTTATTTAAGTCTTTTTAACTTAAATAACTTGGTATAGAAAAACATTTTCCATATCTTTGCAGTATAATATTATTGTAAAACACACATACATAGATTATTATGGGAAAATTCTATTTTGAAAAAAACAACAAACACATCTTCATTAAAGATGTTGATTATGCTGAAGGAGAACTTACCTTCACAGAAAACGAAAACGAGGCATATAGGAGAAGTGGTGACTATTACACACGTGCCGAAAGAGATGGAATCATATATCACTTCTCGGAAAAGTATCCCGAAATCAAAAGTCTAAAATATGATTACGATTAAACTATGGAAAGAATCGTCCTAAGGAATAAATATAATGAATTCTTAAAGGATATTGATACCCAAGATGGCAATATAGAATTCACCAACGATAAAAAAGAAGCAAAAACATATAAAACAGAATGGTTTGCAACTGTCGAATCTGAATATGTATCATATCACTTTAACGAATTGGGGGATAAAGTCTTAACCCTAACTCCATGCATCATTTATGATAGAAACGAATAAT